TACTACCTTGCTCCATAGCAGATAACATAATCTGAGAAGCCAATAGGGATTTCCCTGCCCCATTTATCCCTGCCAATACTGTCATCTCTTCTGGTCGTAGCCTGAATTTATTATCAAAGTATTTGAACGGTAGCTTAATGCCTGTCAGTCTCTGACCAGTCATATAATAATCCATAACTTGATCTGTAAAATCAGAAGATGGGCGTATGTTTTGCTGTGCATCCGTCAATCTTCTGTACGGTTTAAGCTCTTCTTTACTTATTTTCATGCTTATCTTTCTCCATTTGTGCCATTTTATGCGGAGTTAATCGGATAGGATACTTATATCCCTCCATCCTATGCGTTCTTCCTGCATTAATATGACCTACCGCTTCTCTAGAAACATCAAACTCTTTTGCTATTTTATTAAATGATAACTCATCTGCATATAATTCCACTATTATTTCATAAGCTATCTCTTCACTTAGTTTTTTTGCCATTACTTGAAAACCCAATAATCACTGTCCATCAAGTCTAATAATACTCCATTCTCATCTCTTTTACCAGAGTCAGGGTTCCAAAAAGGATCTTTTTTCTCATTTGACCTGGTTGTTGCCATCATGAAGCTTGAATCCCAATTAACACTTCTATACCCTAGACCTCCCGATCTTATATTAGGTGATGGTAAATCCTCTATTGATTGTGTCCTCATTGGGAAATGTTCTGTATTGTCTGCAAAAAAATGTGATCCAGTAAGATTCTGTAGCCTTTGGTAAATGCGCCATGCTTCTCTAATATATCGGTCTACTTTCCTCTTATCTGAACCACATTTCTTCAGTGTATCAATTGCCTTTAATGCCCTGTTTCTTAGCTCCTCAGCCGGCATCATACCTGTTTTTTCTGCTGTCGTTACTGCCATTTTAGGCAGGTTACGCAAGACGTTAATTGCTTTATCTGCTCTATCCAAAATTACTCCGTATATAATAATGCATTGCTTCTAAGTTATTGATTCTTAATAGTTTTCTTCAATGTACCAATCGTTGTATTCCATGTCATCATCAGCTTGCTGACGCATATTATTTTTAAGTTCCTCCTCCTCCCAGTATTCTGGAGGAACCAGTGAAGGTTCCCCTGTTAATGGTTTATGAATATCCCGACATCCACCCATGAATGGGTCACAATTCTCCCAACTTTTAATCATGATTAATTCTCCTAATCATAGACATACGATGATGTTGCGTTTGCTGTTCTCCAATTGCCCTCATACTCAGATGGATCACCCACAAACTTCTCACCTACTCTTTTTTTAGAGATCCTAGCCTTGTAGTATGCATCACTGACGGCAGGTAGTAGGTGTGCTGATCTAAAATACCCATCAGCACCCCACTCATTAGAATCTGTGAAAAACCCGTCCAGAGTTTCCATAAGAACAGCAACACATTCCTTATATTCTTTCCTGTCAGACGCTTTTTCTTGTAAATTTTTCTTTCTCATAGCCCTAATTCCTCCAAAAGTTCCGCATCTGAACCGCTGAACGGCTCAATTGGGCGTTTGTCGTCGTAATCTATATCAGTTCGGACGGCATACTCCATAACATCAGACTTGTAGACATCGCCATAATCCCAACTTCCATAGGTTAGCGGGGATTTCACCGCGCAGAACCACTGCGCATCTGGCCCTTCATTACGTTCTAACTGGTACTTTTTAAGAACGTGCCATGTCCAGCCTTGAGGATTTTGCCAAACCTCATATGGGTTATCTACTGGTCTTGATTTTCCGTACGGATTTTTTTCTCTTGGCATCTTCTATCCCTCTCTTGTAGTTCTACATTCAGTTGAAATTGTAACCAGTCCAGTGAATCGTCTGACCAGTCCATGATACGCCTGAACAACTCTGTTTTTCTCTCTTCTGAAATTTCCATAGCTAACCTCCTATTTATAAGAATAACAAATTTTTCAACAAAACACAAACTTTATTTTTTATCCTTTAATATCAATGGCTTACGCCTAATGCATTAGTTATGTAGAAAAGAGACTCTATTTGTGGTATACTGTATGTATAGGTGACTTGACCTTTCAATTATGTGGCTTGGCTGTGCCACCATCAAGCAAATAGCAAGCTGACAAACGTAATGGTAAATTATACGACCTTAAGACGGGAATAAACTGTCGTTAGAATGGTGTTAAAAATCCGGATAGGCTCCGGCTCTACCCTAGTTTGGCATGCACTAGCGTTTAAGCATGGGACAGATAAAGTATAATTGATGTAACCCTACCATCTACGTCTTATTGACACTTGCGACTTAACTGTTGTAAAAATACAACACATGACCACAGAAGAAACAAAAGTTAAAAGACGCGCTAGGCTCCAACGTAACTACGTAGCCAAGCATAACCGACTGAGGGCCAGGACACATAAAAGCAGTAGAGACTATAGACGGCAACAGAAGCATAGGACAAATGCCTCCGTTACCGACTACGGCCTCCAAGATTAGTCTGAATACAACTTACTTTGCTCATGTGAGCGCGATGCATGCGTTACTCTGGGTTGATAGATCCCTACTAACTCTACGGATTTTAATCCTCTCAGTTTTTTAGGCCTAGGATCTACTTTTGGGTAGACTGTGACCGTAACATTTTGCCCGTTAACAACATCTTGATAAGTGCCAATAGGCGTTATATTCACTGTTGGTAGTTCTATAAAATCATCTATCATTTTAATTATCTCCCTTATATTGTAATAAACTCAATTTTTACACCGGCGCCGACTAAGTTCAACGCACTATTAAGACCGGCTAAATTAGCGCCAGCGCGCTGTAGTGCTTTACCAATTATTACTGCATGCTCCGGATTACCTTTTGCATACTTTGAAAGTATCATTAGATATTTACCATAATGGTTTTTGGTTTTTTTGACTTGGCTAGATTCAATCTCTTGTACTAGGGGTCTTAAATCTTCAGCTAGTGAGTCTATAAGTTTATCTATTTTGCCCATTTTAATTAGCTCCAATTGCTACTTGTTGTGTGTATTTTTTCCCGCTTCCGTGCGCGACAAAACCGATTATGGGACGGTCTACTTTTTGACATAACCGACATGATTTGCACGTTACTTTATCACTGGTTTCCGCGGGACATCTAACAACTTTACGTCCTGATGGTGTATACCTAACCTTAGAACTATCATCAGGTAGCAGTGTTACTACTGGCGCTATATTCATTTGTGCGTATTGGTCGGCCTGATCTAGATTATTGGCCGATATATTCACAGTAAAACCGCCATCATTACATTCTTTTATAATGTCAGAATGTTCTACTGGGTTGTGATGGGTATAGGTAAAACCACCTTTTTTGCGATTAGCTCTGATTAATGCACGTATTCCATTGGTATCATCTATAGGTAGATCACCGGCTTGGTTATGTCTCCATATTCCCTGATCAAATTTACGCACCTTGGCCAATAAATCCGACCATGAACCGCCACGTTTACCGGCGTCTACCGCCCGCCAATGCATACCTAAATGCCCATGTTTAGCATAGCATCCATTAGATTTTAACGGACAATCACTAGGGCACGTATCGCTAGATGAAGTTGTCACTGGCATTCTACCAGTCTTTTTATTACTGCTTATCTCTGTTACGTGATAATTGCTCATTTGTTATATTCCTATTTAGTATGTTGATTGATAAGTGGTCATTATTCACACTATTCAATGGATGTCAAGCATTAATTTGAATTATTTTTTTTATATTGATATCCCACCCGCCCACACTCACGCCCCGTCTAGGGTTCCGGGTTCTATGGTTCCGGGTTATGTCGTACCGTTCTAGTTCACTAACCTAAACCAGTTTGCAAACTGCGTATAGATGTACCAAGACTTGCGCGGTCGGCTTATCGGATCCGCGCCACTTCAAATAGGCCATTCAACGGAATGAGTCTTGACAGGGGCCGGCCACCCCCTTTTATTTTTTTTCTTTTTTTATATATCCTACTCACAAACCGGAGGGTATTTTTAGGATTCACTAATATGGCATATTTAACACTACCACAAGTACAGGATATTGTACGCAGAAAGAGAAGAAGGGACATGGGAACCCCAAATAGTCCTATGGATATTTTTGAGGGGGATTTTTCTGTTGTAGATGACCCGTATTTGCAGGGTATAGATCAGGCCGGATTATTAAATATGACCTCTGTTGAGGAAGTTCCAGCTTTTGATACCAATAAGTGGGGTGATTTTACTTGGGGTGGTGGAAATAATCGTATACGTATATTGCCTGAAGATAGGGTTGGTTTAGATCCAATAAATAGGCGTAGAGGGCTTTTAACCCCAGAACAATATGAGGATGTTATGGCCCATGAAGTTGGACATTCAGGTGAGCAAGCTATAGGAAACTATGCGACTTGGAATCCGGGGGTTGAGAATAGAACACATAATATGTTATATGGGCATAATATTGCAGGATATTTCCCGACAGAACAACCCAGCACTCTTCAGACAGATGCTCATTCAGGAGTAATGTCGCCATATATGGGGCCGGGATCTAGATCTTGGGTAGATGTAGACCCTGTAGCGGCTCAGGAGCGTTTATTGGGGGTAAATCAGAAGGCAAGAAGTATGATAGATCAGGGATTGTTGGGTCAAGATACGGACTCCTATGGAACAGAGGCATTTATACCTGCACCTTTGCGTAAATTTGGAAGTAAAGCTATTAAACATTTGGGTGGTCATGACCATGATGAACCTCATGATGAACCTGTAGCTGAACCCACCTCAATAAAAGAGGCCCAAGCTCAGGGCAAATCCTACTTTATGAAGGATGGTAAGAAACAGCTTGCGGTAACTGGTGAGCAGTTAGCTAATTTTAAGAAGTCTGACCTATACGATGCAGACTCTAAAAAATCCGCGCTTTCACAGTGGGCTAATATAGCCCAGTCTGAAGGCGGTATGAAGAAATTATTTAAGAAAAAACCTGACAAACAGGTAGCGGCTGAAGTCAAGGAAACTAAAGCTGATAAGCAGTTCCTTGATGATTATATGCAAAACTACTATACTGGAAAAAAGAAGGATGATCCAGAGTTCCGTGAGGATATAAAGGCTAGACTTAAAGGAACCGTTCCAGACAAACATCCAGATGGAACTCCGGGATTAAAGAAAACCGTTGCAAATGCAATTAGTTCTGCGGTGAAGATCTTTGGAACAGATAAACTGGCAACAGGTGGTCGTATGGATGAGGCCACAATGAAGAAGATGCTTCAGGATTTAGGTCAGATTGAATCAGGCTACAGAACAAGAATAGCCGGTGGTGGCCGCCCGGAGCGTGGCTTCTGGCAGGTATTACCATCCACAGCTAAGGACGCTTTAACCAACGCCGGGGCTTATTTTGGCCCCACATTCAACAAAACATTTGCAGGTCGTGATTGGGTTAAAAGCGGTCAGTCCCCTTATGAAAGCCTAAAGAATATGAGTCAGAAAGACATCTCTAAACTATTAGAATCGGATGACGCTCTAGGAGCCGCCTTCTCAGCCGTTCAGGTACTTAGAACATTTAAGAAAAAGAAATGAGAACAAACAAACAAGAAACATTTATTGAGCAATACTGCTTAACCGGCAATGCGTCTAAAGCCGCAGAAACCGCAGGATATAGCTCACCTAAACAGCGTGGTTATGATCTTAAGAAGCAGTTTGGCTTTGAAATAGCAGAACGACAAAAGAAGATGATTCAGGATTGCGTACCCGGTGCGTTATCTCAACTGGAAAACTTGGTAAATAATGCTGAGTCTGAGTCTGTGAAGTTAGGAGCTATTAAAGATGTGTTGGATCGGGCAGGTTATAAAGCCCCTGAGAAGATACAGCAGGAAATATCCCACGTAGAGCAAGCCTCCACTGATGAGCTTCAAAGAGAGCTTGATGCAATCATGGGGTCTTCAAACGTAATGAATATACCTGAAGCATTGAACTAATGCCTATTCAACGCTGTTCACTCAAGAACGGAAAGAAAGGATGGAAATACGGAAAATCTGGAAAATGCTATGCAAGTAGAAAGGGCGCAGAACGTCAAGCCAAAGCAATCCACGCCTCCGGCTACAAGGAAAGAGCTAGAAAAAGCCCTAGAAATAGCTAGGGAGATAAGCGCAAGAAAGCGGTATAATAAGGTTGATTTCTATGACCCCTACCCCTACCAGCTAAACTTCCATGAAACCGGCTCAGAGGCCAACCAGAGGCTTCTCATGGCGGCAAACCGCATAGGTAAGAGTTACTGTGGTGCGGCTGAAATGGCCTATCACGTTACAGGGTTATATCCTAAGTGGTGGAATGGTAGAAGGTTTGATAAACCTATAGTGGCATGGGCAGGTGGTGTATCAAATGAAACCACAAGAGATATTGTACAGTTTGAATTATTGGGTTCCCCCGATGACCCAGAGGCATTTGGTTCTGGAGCTATACCAAGAAATTATATAATAAAAACAGAGCGTAAGCCCGGAGTTCCAAATGCTAAGAGCATGGCTCTTATTAAGCACGTTTCTGGTGGGAACTCTTCTTTATTCTTTAAAGCCTATGAAATGGGTGTAGATAAGTGGCAAGGTCGTAGTGTAGACTGTGTGTGGTTAGATGAAGAACCTACCAGAGAACTCTACTCACAAGCGGTAACACGTACCCTTGACCGCAGAGGAATGGTCTATATGACATTCACTCCAGAGAATGGAATGACAGAAACGGTAGCCTCATTTATGAACCGTTTACAATCAGGTCAATCCCTAACTAATGCCACATGGGATGATGCTTCTGAAAAAATTATGTCCATGAAAGGGGAAAGAGGGCATCTATCTGAAGTTGTAATGGAACAAATCTTATCTTCTTATTCCCCACATGAGAGGGAAATGAGAAGATACGGACGACCTTCAATCGGCTCAGGTTTGGTTTTCCCACTAAGTGAGGATGATGTTATAATAGATCCTATGCCAATAGAAGAGCATTGGCCTAGAATAGCGGCAATAGACTTTGGGTGGGATCACCCTACAGCCGTTGTTTGGGCGGCTGTTGATAGAGACACGGATACATTTTATTTGTATGATTGCTATAGAGCGTCAAAAGCCTCCCCATCTGTACACGCCGATCACATAAGGTCAAGACCGCATTTTGTACCCATAGCCTACCCACATGACGGTAATCGCAGGGATAGCATGGGAAATCCGGGCTTGGCTGACCAATATAGAAATTTAGGATGCAACTTCCTTTTAGATCATTTTACAAACCCTCCTGCACTTGGGAATGATAAAGGATCAAATAGTATTGAAGAAGGGTTAATGGCTATGCTTCAGTCAATGGAGGCTGGAAAGTTTAAAGTATTCTCAACTCTCTCTGATTGGTTTGAAGAGTTTAGAATGTACCATAGAAAAAATAATAAGGTGGTTCCTATAAGGGATGATCTTATGTCTGCTACAAGGTATGCATTTCAATCACAGCGTTTTGCCGTTGCCGGAAAAGATCCGACATGGACACAAGACATAGAATATAGGGATTATGGAATAGTTTAATGGCTGATAAATTTACAGAAGAAGAAATTGTAACTAGAATCAGGGGTGAAATAACTGATTCATTGGGTTACATGGGTGATACCATTTCTAAGCAAAGAGAGCAGGCTATGCAATATTACTACGGTTTACCGTTTGGTAATGAAGTAGCCGGACGTAGCCAGTATGTAGATTCCACTGTTCAAGACACTATTGAGTGGATTAAGCCCTCTTTAATGAGAGTCTTTGCTTCTGGTGATGAGATGGTTAAGTTTACTCCTCATGGCCCGGAAGATGTTGCAATGGCTAAACAAGCCACAGACTACGTAAACTATGTATTTACCAAAGATAATGATGGTTGGGAGATTCTGTACTCATGGTTTACGGATGCGCTATTAAGTAAGAATGGAATCGTTAAGGTGTGGTGGGATGAGTATGATGAGGAACAAAGAGAAGAATATAGGGGTCTTGATGAAACAGAACTTACCGCCCTTATTACTCAGGAAGGTGTTGAGGTTGTAGAGCATACAGAATATATAGAGTATGAGCAACCTGTACATGACATAGTTATTAAAAGAAGCCAATATAACGGAAGGGTTAAGGTTGAGAATGTTCCTCCTTCTGAATTCCTAATTAGCCGGGAAGCAAAAACAATACAGGATGCAAGGTTTGTTTGTCATAGAGTAGAGAAAACTTTATCAGAGCTAAGGGAGATGTATCCTGAGAAAGACCTTCAACCTGAAGATTTAGGTGCTGGTGATGAGGATCTCATGTCTTACTCTGCTGAAAGGCTTGAAAGATATGCGTTTGATAAATCTGCCCGATATTGGGAAGGATGGGGCGGAGATGAATTTGGAGATGAATCCCTAAGACGTTACTGGTTGCATGAGTCATTTTTAAGAGTAGACCAAGACGGTGATGGAATTGCTGAATTAAGAAAGGTTTGCACTGTTGGCTCTACTGTTTTGCAGAATGAAGAAATTGATGCTGTTCCTTTTGTTTCATTAACGCCGGTTAAAATACCTCATAAATTCTTTGGATTGTCTTTAGCTGATTTGGTTATGGATCTGCAACTGTACAAGAGTACATTAATGCGGAACCTCATGGATAATATGTATAACCAGAACTTTGGACGCTATGCCGTGTTGGAGGGTGCCGCGAACCTAGACGACCTTCTTACCCAAAGACCGGGCGGTGTGGTTAGAGTTAAATCACCTAATGCTGTAATGCCATTATCAACGCCACCATTAGAACCCTACTCATTCCAGATGCTTGAGTATCTTGACGGTGTAAGAGAGTCAAGAGCCGGTGTATCAAGAATGTCTCAAGGGTTAAATGAAAATGCCTTAACATCTCATACCACAGCTACAGCCGTTAATGCAGTTATGGGTGCGGCTCAAAGCAGGGTTGAATTAATCGCCAGGAATTTTGCTGAGACTGGTGTTAAGGAATTGATGATGCGTATATATGAGTTAGTGCAGAAGAATCAAGACAAACAAAGAGTTGTTATGTTGAGAAATGAGTGGGTTCCTGTTAGACCTGACGCTTGGAAAGATAAGTACGATTGCACTGTTTCTGTGGCTTTAGGCCAAGGAAATAAAGATCAGCAAATGGCTCATTTGTCACAAATGTTATCATTTGCTTCTCAAGCTATGCAGGGTGGTTTGCCTATTGTAACTGTTCAGAATATGTATAATTTGGGTGCTTCATTGGTGAAAGCTATGGGCTTCCAGAATGTTGATGACTTCCTAACTGACCCATCTAAAATACCACCTCAACCACAAGAGCCGTCTCCAGAACAGCAGGAGATGCAGATGGAAGCTCAGATAAAACATCAAGAGCTTAAAATTAAACAAGGTGAGTTACAACTTAAAGCTCAAAAAATTCAGCAAGAGTATCAGAAGTTAGCTGTAGATGCCAACCTAAAGCAACAAGAACTAGCACTTGAAAAGGAACAAAATAGAGCAGTAGCTATAGGAGCAACATGACAGACTATTCAGATGATGAAAGAGCAAGGCACGCAAACAATTTATTACAGAACGATTTATTTGTAGAATCATTTAAGATATTAAGAGAAGATTTGATGAACCGCTGGAGTCATAGCGGTTCTACAGAATCGGAAGCCAGAGAATCAATCTGGCTGGCGATGAGACTGCTTGATAGACTTGAAGGTCATTTCAAATCCATAGTTGAAACTGGACAAATGGCTAAAGTTCTAGAAAAGCAACACCCATTCATCTAAAAAATTAAGGAGTAAGTTATGGCGGATACGCAAGAGCAACCGCAATTGTCCGGTGAAAATATGCCGGGTAGTATTAGAGAAGCACAAGAGGCATTACTTGGAATCATGGAACCTGAAGAGGTCAAACCTGAAGAAGAGGAAGCCACCCCTACGGAAGAAGAAGAGTCTACTGAGGAAGATCAAGACGATTCATTGGAAGAGGTTTCTGAAGAAGAACCTGAAGAATCTGAAGAAGAGGATGAAGGTGATTTGGAAGAGTCTGCGGAAGATCAAGAGCAAGAAGAAGACCCTCTGTTTACCGTCACCGCTAATGGTGAAGAGATAGAGGTTACCTATGACGAACTCTTGAAGGGATATTCCCGACAAGCAGATTATACTAGAAAAACTCAGGAAATAGCACAGCAAAGACAGCAGTATGAACAGGCCAAGTCTCAGTATGAGTCAGCCTTACCTGAGCTAACAAACCTGAAGGAGCAGTACGTAAGGGTATTGAATGATACCATTGCCAACTCTGTTAGCAATCTTGACAAATTCAATATAGATTGGAATAGATTGAAAGAGGAAGACCCGGATCAATACCTTCTACAGAGGGAGGAGTTCCGTCAAGCCCAAGATCAGCTTAGAGATCATCAAGCTAGAAAACAATATGAAGAACAGCAGTTGCAACAGCAATATGCATCTGACCGTAAAAAGATTCTTCAAGATGAGACAAATAAACTTGTCAACGTAATTCCGGAATTTGCGGAAGAAAGTTCACGTAAAGAAATCATACAAAATATACGTGAATACGCTAGGAGTAACGGCTACTCTGATGAAGAATTAAATACGCTTGCAGATCATAGAGCTTTTTTGATGTTACATAAAGCTATGAAGTTCGACAATATTTCTAACTCTAATGTAAAAGCTAAGAAGATCAAGAACAAACCTAAAGTAGTTAGGTCTGGGAAGGGTAAGTCTTCAACAAAAGAAGCAGGAAGGCAACGTGCGGCTCAAATGAAACGCCTCAGAGAGTCAGGTCACGTTAAAGACGCGACTTCATTATTTGAGGATTTTGTTGATCTTTAAATCATAGGAGAAATGTTATGGCAGTTCCTTCAAATACAAGGGTCACCTATGGTGCTGTAGGCATCAGAGAAGACCTTAGTAACATTATCTATAATATCTCCCCAACTGAAACTCCATTCCTAAGTGGCTGTGGTCGTGAGACTGCGGATAATACTTACTTTGAGTGGCAGACCGATGCACTAACAGCGGCGGCGGCTAACCGCGCTACTGAAGGTGACGATCCAGCCTCCACAGCAGTAAGTGAACCCACTAGGGTAGGGAATTACACCCAGATTTCCGTTAAAGCCGTCCAGACCTCTGGAACAGCAGAAGCGGTCGATTTTGCCGGGCGTAAATCTTCTCAAGCGTATCAGTTGGCAAAACGCGCCAAAGAAATGAAGCGTGATATGGAAAAGATGTTAATGGATAACGTAGCACAATCCGCTGGTGCTGGCCCTTCACCCGGCCCTGCAACCGCAAGAGCGACAGCAGGTCTAGGCGCATGGGTAGCTACCAATTACCACACTTTAGGAGGCGCACCTTCACCACCCGGTTTAGGTTCAGCTTCTAGCGGTAATGGTACGGATACTGCTAGTGATGCTACATCCACTGGTACTTTAACTGAAGCCGGAATGAAAACCGTTATCAAAGAATGTTTTGATAGCGGCGGAACGCCGGACACCATTCTTGTTGGTTCCGCTAACAAGCAGGTGATTTCAGCATTGACACAAACTGTTTCAAGTTTGCGTACAGATGCTAACAAACAGGCTCCGGCCCATGTGGTTGCTTCTGTTGACGTATATGTGTCAGACTTTGGATCGTTCAAAATTATTCCAGACCGATTCCAGAGAGCTAGAGACTGTTGGTTTATTGACTTTGATTTTTGGGCTGTGGCGTATCTGCGTCCGTTCCAAACTGAAAGTCTAGCAAAGACTGGGGACAGTATAAAGCAAATGATTATTGCTGAGTACGGACTCATGTCTAAGAACCAAGCGGCTAACGGCTTCTTAGCAGACGTATAGGTGTAAGAGTGAGGGTGTAAAAGCCCTCACTTATCTATGAAAGAAAATATAAAAGATTATCTATTTCACAAGAAGCGTTTTTTAAGTATAGATTTTTGTGAATACGCTTTAGAGACATTAAAGAAAAGTCAGTGGGAAAATCACGACTTTACTGGTTATGAAACAAATGATCCTGAACACGGATTAGGTTGGGAAAGAGAAGTTAAGTCTAAACCTTCTGGAAATGCAGAGCCAGAGTTTATAGGATTTCAAAGTCCTGATTGGAATAAGGATCATGCTCACATTAATAATGTTATTATAAATAGTTTATCAAAAGCGTTAACAGAGTATGTAAGAAGTTTTGGTTATAAGTGGTTCGATGGGTGGAATGGTTATTCAGTGATTAAATTTTTAAAGTATGCTGAGTCTCACCAAATGGCAGAACACTGTGATCATATTAGTTCGTTGTTTGATGGGAATGTAAAAGGTATCCCGATGTTGTCCATTGTAGGGCAATTAAATGAAGACTTTGAAGGCGGTGAGTTTGTAATGTGGGGAGATCAAGTTATTCCTTTTGAAGCTGGAGATGTCATTATATTTCCATCTAACTTCATGTATCCACATAGAGTAGAGCCTGTAACTAAAGGAGCAAGATATTCATATGTCTCTTGGGCGTACTAGATTCAAAACAATAAGGGGGATGTTAACTGGTGAACTCTTGGATTTTCTTGGCGTATATGCCTATAACAAAGCGACACTTCCTGATGCCATACCAACAAAAGAGACTCACGGATTTGTAGACGACCAGATACCTAACACTCCTGCTTGGCATGATGACTTAGCAATGAAGAACTTACTATGTTATTTATTGCCTGACATGGAAAAGCATACTGGAGTGGAGCTATCTCCAACATACTCTTATCTAAGAGTTTATAAAAAAGGTGATGTTTTAAAGAAGCATACGGATAAACATAGTTGTGAGTTTAGTGTTACCTTAACTTTAAGAAGAGAATTAAATGAGGCTATATGGCCTATCTATTTAGACCCCTTCAATGAGGGTGGAGACTTAAATTACGGAGGCAGAAAGGTAGACTTAGATGTAGGAGATGGCCTTATTTACAAAGGAATTAAAACCCCTCACTGGAGGGATAAATTTGAGGGCAGTAAATTAGCCCAAGTATTTTTACATTATGTGAGGAGGTAGTTATGAAAAAAGGCGTTGAGCATTGGTCAGACAGTAAGGCAGGAGTTAAAGCTGACAAATCTTTCAAGAGTTCTGGGGATGCCTATGGCGGCATTACAGGTATCATTGCTAAACTAGGTACTGGCGGAAACGTCAAAGGCCAAGATAATCAAAAAGAGAAAGGATAATGAGCAAGAAAAGAGTAGAGGGGCCAATTAATTTAAATGCTCCGATTAGAACTGGAACTAAAGATAGTGGATCTTCTGACATAGAAAAAGCCATTAAATCTTTAGCATCAGGTAATAGCGGTTATAAATCGCCGGGGAACAGCATTAAGCATGAGGTAAAAGATCCTCTAAAATAAGGAGTTTGAATGTTTGTGTATGCAAAAACACCCACTATTTGTGTAGTGGATGGAGTTTTAAGCCCGGATGAATGTGAGTCTGTTATATCTCACGCTGAAGGAAAGTTGGAAAGAAGTACGGTAGCGACTGATGAGGGATTAGTTCCTGATAAAGCTAGAACCTCTCATGGGGCTTGGATTGATCATAAAGATTTTTCTGAGATTACCCAGAGGATTTCCGACATTGTAGATATACCTTTAGAAAGGGCAGAGCCAATTAATGTTCTTAGATATAATCCAGAACAGGAATATAAACCACATTATGATGGCTTGAGTGGTCAACATTTAGAAAACGGTGGTCAACGATTATTAACTGCTATGGTGTACTTAAACAATGCAGTTGGTGGTGGAACAGCCTTTCCTAAATTAAACATTGTAGTAGGTTCTATAGGTGGAAGATTATTGTTATTTGGAAATGTAGATGAGAATAATCAACCACATGAACTTTCACTTCATCAAGGACTTCCACCACATGAAGGTGAGAAGTGGGTAATGACATTATGGTTCAGAGAAACAAAGATCCGTTAGAGAGTTTTATAAAAAAACAATTAAAGGCTCAAACAATAGAGCCAAAACCAAAGTCTAAACCAAAAACCACTATGGAACATTTAGAATCTTGGAATGGAAAAAGTGGTGGGAAAATTGGAGGAAGGGGGTTTTTAGGTGGCTAGAAGAAAAGGTACTTTATTAGATGTTCAGCCGGGTTCTTATGATGTTTTCCATGAGGAGCCAGAAGGTAATGATTCTTACAGTTTTACAATAGAGACTAGACCTGATCCATTAGTTAGACAGGAAATACTTGATGCTAACAAGCGTCAGTACAATGACTATGGTGACAAATTATCTCTTGGTAAAAGGGGTGACTGGCATCATGCCGCCAGAATACCCAAAGATATATGGGATGTATGGTTGAGGGAAACTAACGGTGAGGTTGCAAAAGATCCAAAGATATTAGCCGCCAAGCTAAATGATCCTGATAACAAATTTCTAAAAACCGCGCCAACAAATCTATAGAGGAAAATAAGATGGCAGATTTATACAGATTAAATAACTTTAACTACACGTTTACTGCTACTGATAGTTCGGTTCTATTGAGCGATGCTATCTCTGCACAATGCAATGCAATTATAATCAATGCAAGTGAACCTGTATTTATTAAAATAACAAAACATGGAGATGCGGCTACTGCTGGCTCTTGTGGTTATTTTATAAAAGACTGGCCTCATTATGTGCGTGTCAGTGGCGGAGATCGTATTGCAGGTTTAAGAGCAGGTGGAAGCAACTCTGTAGTATACATTACCGAACTGACTGAATGACAACAGGTGTTTCAACAAGATTAGCTTTTGATGTACCTTATAGGTTAGCTAATAAACTCCATTCTATAACAACCTCTTCTACATCCACGGAGATGTCGGAAGCGGTTGGTAATCAGATATATGCAGTAATGATCACTGGCACTGAAGATGCTTATTTAGCTTTTGGTGGAGAAGTATCTAATGTTGAATGGAGTGAAGTATCAGGCGCGTGGTCAGCACAAACAAACACATGGAAAGAATATGAGCCAACAGGAGAAGGCTATCTTGAAAAGGATTGGCCTACATACTGGAGAATTAATCCCGGAGATAAAGTATCTGCTATGCAGGTTAGCTCTCCCGGAACAGTATACATTGCGGAGATGACAAGATAATGGCGATAGGAACTTATGCGGAACTCCAGACTGCTGTGGCTAACTGGCTAGACAGGGGTGACCTAACAGACAGAATAGTGGAGTTTATAGATTTAGCTGAAGCAAGAATGAACCGTAATCTAAGATTGCGACTCATGGAAACCACAGCCACAGGAACCTTAACAGCAGGAACTAGAGAATATGATTTACCTACTGATTATATACAAGCAAGGGAGTTTCATTTAACCACTGATCCACTGGTTCCATTATCATATGTAACACCAGAATTAATGACTAGAACTTGGGGTGGATCAACAAGTGGAACCCCAGAAACATTTACTATTATAGGAGATAAGTTTAGGCTTGGCCCTGCACCATCTAGCGCCGATGGTTATTCAATGCTTTACTATAAAAAAATCCCGGCATTAACTCCTGCGGCAACCACTAATGATATGCTTACAAATAATCCTGATATTTATTTGTACGGATGTCTATTAGAAGCAGAACCATTTTTACAGAATGATGAAAGGGTACAACTATGGGCTACCGCTTATCAGCAAGCAGTAACAGATTTACAAGTTCAGGATAATAAAGACCGCCACTCTGGTTCTGAACTAAGAGTAATGAATACTGGCGGATATTATTGAGGAATAAAAAATGGCACTTGAAACGGCAACATATATCAGTCAATTAGTAGACACTAATCCTACTGCAAGCGACCCTGTATCACAAGGTGACGACCATCTTAGGTTAATTAAATCAGTATTACAGTCACAGTTTACCACTCTTGGTGCGGCGGCAGTAACCACCACGGCGGCAGAACTAAACTTATTAGACGGAAAAACCGCAGTAGGTGATGCTTCAGGGCCGGGATCCAGCACAAATAACGCTATCGCAAGGTTTGATGGAACTAGTGGAAAAACTTTACAGAACAGTGCTACTACCATATCTGATGATGGTGATATAGTTGTAGGTGGAACTACACCAACTGTTACAATAGGAGATGGCGGAGCAGAGGATACCATGCTTATTTATGATGGTAATGCACAGGACTATAGAATTGGATTAGATGATGGAACTGATAA